GTAGTAAACCTTTCTAAGCTAGTTAGCTTATCTTACAGCCGTTAATTTTGCAAAACTCTCACCGATGATTGGCTTGCCGGCAACTCGCTTGATGACACGGAGTGTCAGCTTGTCGCTACCGAAGTCGCTGCCGTTAGTACCGACATCAACTCGCAAAGCCTCACGGTCACCGATGATGTAGTTGGTAAACATACCAAACCAAACTTCGGTTTCGTTCGTACCAACACCTAGGTTCGTTGGGATTTCGCTGACTTCGTAGATCGGACGACCTAAGAGAACGTCAGGGCGACCCTCAACGACTGATGGTAAGAACAGTGGACGACCTTGGCTGTCCTGCAAGTTTTCAAGGATTTGCATACCTGCGCCGGATGTGACGAACACACCAAGCATACGGTAAGCGGCAGTCAGCTTGTACTTGAGGGCTGTGAGGTCGGTGTACTTGTTCGTTCCGGGGACTGCTACGGCAACGCTGTTAGGCGTGATAGCTGAACTTCGGAAACCGAACGGACGATCCGTACCGTCACCGTTTACGAAAGCGTCATTTTCAGCCAATGACAGGGCTAGGGTGAAACGATCCAAAACGAAGTTCTGTACGCTCTCGTTGGTTGCAGCGTCCACAAGCGTTTCGTGGGTCATACTGTCAAGACCAATCAATTTGTGAGGTACTAGGTTGTTCAGGTCAAAGGTTGAACCACTATCTGTACCTGCTGCGCCCTCTGCTGCCCAATAGACAGTAGGCAAAGCGTTTTCACTTGGCAGGTTCAGGTTTGCCGGCATATTCTCAATGACGGTTGCGATCTGACGCATTGGACTAACGTAACGAAGTTTCTTGCGGATTGCGCCGTCAAGAGTGACAGGGACTAGGTAGCCACCGGCACTGTTCGTACCTACGTTTTGTGCCTTGGTAACGGTAAAGCCCTTGGCGATGTAATCTTTTTCAATTTCACCGTCAAGCTCACGAAGTGCAGTTTTGTCGCCGTTGGCTAGGGCGGTAAACCACTTTGTGACCTGTGCTTTTTCATCTGCGCTCATATCAGCGTCTTTGTGAACGTGTGCGCCTACAGTTGAACCCTTGGCTTGGGCTGCGGCGAACTCTTTTGCTTTCTTTTCTGCCAGTTCTTTGAGTGTCATATCATTATTTCCTTGTAAGTCAAATTATTATTTAGTTACCTGCAGCTCGGCAAGCGATTTCTCGTAAGCCTCATCAAACTCTTTTTGCTGATCCTCGGTGAGTTCGGTATCATCCGTAATCTCGTCCTCGTCATCAGCGTCATCCTCGCCGTCACCCTTGTCGTCCTCATCAGCACCCGACTGGTCACCATCAGTGCCGCCGTTAGCTTTGGATTTCTTTTTGGGTATCGTGGTAGATTTTGCAGGTGGGGTAGCGTCATCGCCCTCGTCATCCGCACCGTCAGCACTATCGCTGTCATCGGCTGCGTCCTCATCAGGGTTGGTAACGCCTAGGAAATCTGAAAGACTGACTAATACAGCGTCAATGCCCATATCGGCAGCGTCAATGTGGGTGTCCACATCGTTGATGGCACTAAGCAAATCTGTCAAGAACTTAGTGTCGTCATCACTTAGATCGCCGGCTGCGGCTTTCTTTGCGATTGCTTGTTTGACTTTGGCTACTTTATTCATAACTACTCCCTTTTTATCATTACTTAATTCGGATTGCAATAGCGTAAGCTCTTTTTCCATACTTTCTTTCATAAACAGAGCGTCTTTTTTACTGATTGATCCCTCTGTAAATGCTAAAGCTATGGCTCGTGGGTTGGCAGGGATCGGCACAATGCTGATTTCTAGCAACTCACAATCTTTCAAAATGGTCTGGTCTTTTTCGCTGTCCTCACTGTGAACGATCATACCGACTGAAACGGTACGCAAAGTGCCTCGTGCGACTTGGTTGAAAATTAGGTCGGCTTTGGTGTTGATGTCACGGTCAAACTTGACTGTGGCAAATGTAGCGTCCTCTTTTTCGTCATACGAAAGTTCGGTGGTAGAGCCAAGCACGTTTTCCGGTTGGCTAGGGTCGTGACCCCAAAGCAGGATCGGGTTGAGCATATAGTTGTTGAAGTTCCAACTTTTCTGATCCACGATTTCGCCCATACGATCAGTTTGAGCGTCAGATATTTTGAAAGTGGCAGTCATATTCTTTTCGTCAATAGACTGTGCTTTGCTGACGAACAATTTTGTTACTTTTCGCATTGGTTACTCCTTACGCTTTATGTTATCACATTATTCAGTAATCGGTAGCAATACACAACGGCAATTATTGTGCAGTGGTGGGTTCTCAATGTCCTCATAGTTGAGCTTGAGGGTTTTGGTATTGCCGTCATCGCCGGTCACATCAAGCGTGTCACCCTTGTCAAAAAAGGTTTCCTGCAAATCGGTTTGTTTGCCGTCCATATCGGCGCAAAATGGGCAAACGGTCACATCCTCTGCGGTATACCACTGCTTGCCGGTCACAACGCCGGATTGCGTCCAAGCCTGAACGTCAGCGAACCCTTGCGCCCTAGCCGTTTCCGACTGTGCGATCCGGTTAGCCCTCATCGTGCTTGCGTTGCCAAATACGCCTTTCACACGAGCCGCAAGCTGATCGGTAGTTTCGCCGGCGGTAATTCCCTCGGTCAATGCGGCTTTCAACTGCTTTTCGGTTTCAGCGTCCACATCGGCGGCAACATCCGTGCTGCGCTGATCGTAAAAGTCCCGAACGGTGCTGCTGAACGGATCAAAGGTATCGTTTGACACCTCTGCCATAGCAAGTTTGCCGGTTTCGCCGACTATCAGGGTAATCAATGGCTGCACTGCCTTTTTAACTTGGGCATTTGCGGCTTGCCAATTTATCAGGTCGTCAGTCATACCCTTGGTGTAGCCCATTGACTTGCCAAGCTGCCGTTGCTCAATGGCGGCTAGTACGGTAGTTTCCTGCTTTTGAAACTCACGGCGCATTGTGAGCATAAATGCTCGTTCGTATTGGGTAGCGTGGCGGTTGTAGAGCAACGCCTTTGCGTCACCATACAGCTTACGGTTGGCTATGTCTTTTTTTTTTGACTTGCCCACGCCTTTGTCGGGCGTATCACCGTTATCAGCCTCACCATCATCTGCTGCGTCCTCTGTGCCGGCAGTTGGGGCTACAGAGCCAAGCATTGATAGTGGCACTTCGTTGAGTGGTCGGTATAATTCATCGCCGCCCTGTTTCAGTGGTTCTTGCTTGTAGAGCGCACGAACTTCGTTGATCGTCCACCATTTGTCAATGCCGGCGGTAGCGTCTGAACGCTTTGCCTCAATGTCCTCTGGTACAGGGTTATCAAAATCCAGTTCCAAGGTAGCGTCAAACGGCGTCACAAGCATTGAGTTCATCGTCTGCACAAATTGGCGCACTCGTGGCAGCACAACGTACTTGGCAAAGATGTATTCGGCGGTTTCGGCATTGGATCGGTTCACGTTTTCCGTCATACCAAGCATAGCCGGCGACAGTCTGAACATCGCTAGGATTTCGTCTTTGCTGAACTTGCGGCTTTCCAAAAAGTCTAGGTCGGACTGTGAAAGCATATATGGGGTCAGCTTTGCGCCGCCCTCAAGGATCATTGGCTTAAATGCGTTTTCAGTGCCGGTGGCTGCGTCCTCAACCTGCATTTTGAAACGGTTGAACGCCTTATCTTCCATCGTGTCAGGTACTTCCAGTGCCATTGAGGGGCGACCTGCGTTTGCGAACATACGCCTGTTCCACTCTTTCATCTGCTCGTCAGTGTCAATGGTGGCGGCACTAGCGGCGATGATTGAACGACCCTTGTATGGGTTGTAAGGATCGGGGTTTATGTCACGGATCACGGACTTGATTGAGTACGGCGTGTCGCCTAGTTTGACAGTGCTTGCCCAATAGTCGCCATCGCCTAGCGTGAACTCAACATCGTGGCTCGGTAGGATGTGCAGGGCTTGTGGCAACTTTTTGTTGTCCTCAAGGGGTTTTGTACCCATCATCTTGAGCATATAGCTTTCGCCGGTCAAGTTCATATAGGTATAGTGCAACTGCCTAAATTGTTCGCCGGTGTGGGCAGCATTTGGTGTGTTGAACAGGTCAAGGATTTCGTGCATAAAAATCTGTTCACGGTCACCGTCTTTTTTCTTTTGATAAAGCGTGAGTGGTACGGCGGCGCAAGCCTCAACGATAGCGTTGTTGGCTGCAAAGACCCATCCGACATTGGCACGGACTTGTTCCGGCTTGAGTTTGAAACCTTTGAGGCGGTTGCCGATCCCGACACCCCAAAAAGTATCTAGGCTTGATAGGCTAGGTATAAATGCTTTGTTGGTAGAGCTGATTGCCCTGCCGGTAAATGCTACTTGTATTGCTTTTCGTATGTCTGCCATAAGTGTTAGATCGTCCTAGCCCGATATTCCTTTTGCTTTTCCTCTAATAATGCCATACACACCGACCAAAAGCTATCGCCGTGTCCCTCTGAACTTTCAAAGGCTTGCAGGTCGGACGTTACCGCTAACATCTGGTCAAGCTGTCGTTTGTCATTGATGAACGTGACCCTTTCCCCTGTTACTGCGCTATCTAGGTTGGCAGCCATTGAGTTTTTGCTGCGTAGTCCAAAGACCACAGGTTTCATTTGTCGGGGCAGTTTGCCTTGCTCGTCAAAGCCCTCAAACTCGCCTCTAGTATTATCATACCGCAAAAGGCTTATGTTGAATAACCTGATTATTTCCACCAAGTGATTGACCTGCGCCTCGTAATCCCAATTATCAAACCACTGCGAAAGCAACTGCCGGTAGAAGTAAACGCCTAGTTCCTCATTTCGCCACCGTTCAAATACGGCAAGGTGGGCAGGGTGCGTGTGCTTGCCGATGTCGTAGCCGGCAACAACGTCATTTTCGCCGGTGTATTCACGTTGGTTGATGAGCGATGTGTCTACCAGTTTCATCAGCTTGGTTCGGGGTATATAGCTGTCCTCGGTGTATGCCGGCTTTGCTCGGTACTCTTG